TTATGGGTTTTTTTGCACTGGATTGCACATCTTTAACAGAATTAAATGTACCCGACACTTCAAATATTACAGGTATTGGAGATAGTTTTATGGAAGCATTTGCTAGAGGTTGCACATCTTTAAAATCGATAGGAAAATTAAATCTATCGAGTTTAACAACTGTTGGTGATAACTTTATGAGTTTTTTTATAATGGATTGCACATCCTTAACCTCAATAAAATCACCTAATATTTTAAACTTAACATCTGTTGGTATTCGTTTTATGTATGGGTTTGCTTATCGTTGCACATCTTTAACCTCGATAGGTATACCAAACACATCTAATATAACAACTTTTGGTAATAATTTTATGACATTTTATGTATTAGATTGTACAGCATTAATAAGTTTAGAACTTTCAGCAATAGGATTGTTCTCAAGCAATAATATAAATTGGAGTGTTTCATCGGGAAGGCTTAACAACCTAAAAGGGTATGTACAAAATGAAACAGACTTATCAGATTGGCAAGGAGTAACTTCAACAGGGGAAATTTTGTATACAAACTATATTCGTAGTACCGATAATGTAATATTAGGTTTGCCTATCATCTGGAATTTCTTTACTTGGGGTTCTTAGCAATATGCTATAATTAAGGTATAGAATATTTTTATTATGAAATTAAAAAAGATGAAAAAAGAAAAAAGTATTGATGTAATCAAAACAGATACGAAAAAACTTAGATTTTCTATTGAAAAAATAGAAAGCGAAATTGTTAGGTATCAGGAAAACATCGATAAATTTCAAGAACGAAAAGATTTTTATCAAGTACTAAAAGAAGAATATTATGGAGAATAATATACTAATGAAAGGAAAATTTAAGATAAAGACGTACAATAAAGGTATTTTAATTCGTGAGACTAATTGGATTGAAAACCTTATTGTAGCAGGCTCAAATAATGGTCTTGGTGTTATTGCAAAAAGAATGATTGGAGATTTTTCTAATGATATTGAAATAACAACTGCTGAAATAGGGGATGGTGATACAGCTCCGGCTTTATCAGACACAAGCCTAGAAAATCCTATTTTTACAGGAATATTAAGAGCTAATCAAAGTACGACATCAACAGTTGTAACTTTAGAATTTTTTATAGCAAGTGATAACTTACCGAACGGAGATTATAAAGAATTTGGACTACGAGCAGGAACACAATTATTTACAAGAGCATTAATAGATCCAATTTATACAAAGTCAGCAAATGAAGACACAAGTATAGAATATCAAATAACCCTAGCAAATCAATAATATGGCAATTCAAGATGGACAAATAGGTCGCGCAGATGACTTTATTAATGAAAGCGAAAAGAATGCAACCCCGTCAAATGATGAGGGTCGTGTTCCTAAATTAAATGACAAAGCAAAGATTGGTTCGCAGTTTATTACTTATCACCATTCAGGTGATGGGAGTGATGGAGCTTTACTTGTTGAATCAGGTGAAACAGTTTTTATTGAATCAGGAAAAGTTTGGAATTATACAACCATTACTATTGAAAGTACTGGTGTTTTAAGGTTTACAGGAAATTCTTATGTTGTTTTGAGAGCAACTGGTGCAGTAAATATTTCAGGTGAAATTAATCTAAATGGTGTTGTCGAGGAGGTCATAGGAGTATCTATAAATTCAGCGAACATCACAAGTGGATCAGCAAGGCAACCAATTTCACTAAAACTAGGAGATGGAGGTGATTCGACATCAAACCCCGTCAACGGAGGTAATGGAGGTGCCGGTGGAGATGATGGAACAACAAGCCCTAGTAATGGATCAGGTGGTTCAGCAGGAACAGGAGCAGGAGGAAACGGAAGTAATGGAGCAAATGGAAACGGAACAACACTTGGTGGAGGTGGTGGAGGTGGTGGAGAAAATTCATCATCAGTAGGAAGCCCAGGACCAACATCAGGCTCTACAGCTACAGATAAAAATGGAGGTAATGGTGGTAGTGGAGGTGCAGAAGATGGAGCTGGAGGTCAATCAGGTGGAGCTGGAGGTTCAGGAGGTTCAGGAGTTGATGACGGAAATGGAGGTTTTGGTGGACGTGGTGGTCTAGGTATTGATAATGGTTGCAACGGAGGTGCTGGAGGTAATGGTGGAAATTCAGGAAAAAATGGAGGTAATGGAGGTAATGGAGGTGCAGGTAGAAATGGTTTTGATAATGGAGCTACAGGAGGTAAAGGTGGTAATGGAGGGGATGGATTTAACAACGGAGGTAATGGAGGGGATGGTGGTAGCGTAGGTGCCGATGCAGGTAACGGAGGGGATGGTGGTAATGGAGGTGCTGGAACTTACGGAAATGGTGGTGCTGGAGGTAATGGAGGGGGTGGCTCTGAGAGTGGTGGCTCATCAGGTGATGGTGGTGATGGTGGTAATGGAGTAAACGGTGGTGATGGTGGTAATGGAGGTTATGGAGGCGAAAATGATAACTCATCATCAGATGGTGGTGATGGAGGTAATGGTGGAACAGGAAAAGGTGGTGCTACTTGTCTTTATATTTATACTGATTCAGATATTATCTTTGCTGGAAGTATAATTGCAAAAGGAGGTAATGGAGGAAATGGGGGTAATGGAGGTAGCTCACAATCAGCTAGCGGAAATTCAGGTAATGGAGGAAATGGTGGCGATGGAGGAAATGGTGGCGATGGTGCTGATATTTTTGTACTAACCAGTTCATCAATAACAACCAATACAGGAACATTATCATATAGAGGTGGGACAGGTGGTAATGGAGGTTCAGGAGGTAATGCAGGTTCAGCTGGAAACAACCAAGGTTCAGATGGTTTGAATGGAAATAATGGAATTGCTGGTGAATCGGGAAAGGTAGTTTTTAACGAATTAATTAATTAAATTATTATGAACACTATACAAATATACAAGGGAACATCAAAAACTATTCCATTATCTATTGAAAAAGATGGTGTGCCTTTTGATATAACTGGATATACTGCGACTTTAACTATTAAAGAAAATCTAAATGATACCGATGCACAAGCTATCTTAATTCAGGAAGTAACTAATCACGTTGACCCGACAGAAGGAAAAACAGCTTTTTCTATTACTATAGCCGAGAGTGAAACATTCCCATCAGGCACAGCATATTATCAAATTCAAATTTCAGAGGGTGTTATATTATTAGTTGTTGTTGCTGGTGAATTTCTTATCCAAGAAAAACTAAAAGATTAACATGAGTGATATCAAGGTAAAAATTGAAAATAAGGATTTTGATACCTTGATAAAAAGCGAGGAAATTAAGGTAAAAATAACCAATGATGAAAATATTATTGTCAAAATTCATGACGAGGTTTTTAGTGCAATAATTAAAGAGGAGGCTATAAATGTTAAAATAAACGAATCTATACAAAGTCCTGTTTTATCTATAAATGGTATGGTTGGTAATGTTATTATTGAACCAAGCGGAATAGAGCAATATATTAATGTTATAGCATTCCCAAACACAGGAAAAACAGATATTCTTTACATAGCAATAGATACAAACTTATCCTATATTTGGACTGGTTCTGTTTATGTAAAAGTAGGAGATGGAGCTGATACTGTATGGGGGGATATAACAGGAACTCTTGCAGATCAAACAGACCTGCAAGAAGCATTAGACTCATTAAAAATAATAGTAGACACACGACAAAACATATTTACTCAAACACCAGCTAATGGAACAGAAGCATTTGCAACAGATACAAAGGAGTCATTTAAATACATAGATGGATGGCAACAAGAATCTACTTTATTTAAGGAACGAACTGGAAGTATGGATATGGGGTCTACACAAGAGTCAAACCTTGGTGGATATGGTCGAGATTATATTACACATAAAAGTCTTGCAGACGTAACTATAGGAGGTAATTCAGAAACAAAAGAAGGAGGGGTTAGGACAATATTCTCACAAACTTTACAAAAAAGAATTGCTCAATATTACCTAAATGGAGACTGGCGAACAGCCTTAACAGGGATTAGTATTCAAACAGATAATACAGAATCAACGCCTGATATTGAGTTTACAGACTTTGAACCTTATAGGATTAGTCTTATAACAGGTAATAGTGATTTAAAAGATATTAACGGAGTACCAACAATACAAAACATGAAGACTGACATGGGAGC